AATGGGCTGTAGAAGATATGCGCAAAGCTGGTCTTAACCCTATTCTTGCCGCAACCAATGGAATAGGCGGCTCTATATCTGGAGCTTCAGCCGCGTCTGTAGGTATGAGTGATATAGGCTCTACCATGAACTCTGCTAAATCCGCTAGTGCCGCTGAGAGGCAGGCTAAGAATGCTGAACATCTTGCAATATCTCAAATTGATAAAAATGTTGCAGAAGCTGATTCTGTGCGTCAGAGTACCCACGGAACAGTTATTCAGAATGGTATTCTTGCGAATGACTTAAATCTTCGTGAGCAGACTTATGAGAAACGTCTTGGTTATGAACTTGAAAAGATGAATTTAGAACTTGAAAACCTTCGTCTTCAAGGTTCTTATCTTCAATCTGGTGTTTTAAGTAATATAGCCTCTGCTGGTAGAGCTAATAGTGCTTCTTCTTTTGATCAAATTCAGACTGAAATGCTAGCTATGGAGAGAGATTTTTATAAAGGCATTCAGAACTCTGTTGGTGGCACTACATCTCTTTATAAGGGCATTGGCTCAGGTATTAAAAATGTACTCGGCTTCCTCGGAGGTCGTCGTTTTGGAAGGAGATAATTTTTATGTCTAATAAAACTACCATGATTCTTACTTTTATTGTTTCTGTTTTAGTTCCCTTTATTCAGGAAGTTGTAGATTTAATCGAAGCCTTAAAAGGTAAATCCTCTTTGAATACTGTGACTGCTAAAAAGGTTGCTTCGGACTTTCAAACCGATGTTGCGCAATTTGTTGAGCCAGTTGCTAATAAGAATGATTCTAAAAAAACTAGTCGTTTTTTCGGTTCTTGGAGGGATGCTAAATGAGGCGACGTCGCTTATCTAAACGAGGTTCTCGCCGTCTTTTTCGGCGTACCTCCAGATCTCGTCGTAGAAATTTTAAAAGAGTAGGACGAGGTGGATTTAGGATTTGACATCTTGACTTAATCCTGATACAATCGGTACAGGTGATTAATATGGTTTGTTATAATCCTATGCTTATGTACCCAGTTAAAGGAGCGATTACGAAAAATGGAAAACAATATTATAGTTTTTGCGGTAGCCTTGCCTCTCACCCTGAGCTTGCTTGCGATAGCCGTTTCATTCGTTGTTCTTGTAAACAATGCCTCGGTTGTCGTCTCGAAAATAGTAGACAATGGGCTGTCCGTGCTGTTCACGAAGCCCGTTTTTCGTCTTCTGCTTATTTCGTTACTTGCACTTTTGATGATTATCATTTGCCACGTGATAAAAGCTTAAGCAAGAAATTTCATCAGACTTTCATGAAAAATCTTCGTCGTGAGTATGGCAGTGGTATTCGCTTTCTCGGCTGTGGTGAATATGGTGAAATTCATGGTCGCCCCCATTATCATTACATATTGTTTAATATTGATTTTGATGACAAAATTTTTCGGTTCCGTACAGACGGTTATAACACTTATACTTCTGCTCGCTTTGCCAAGATATGGAAATATGGTATTCACCTTATTGGTGAGTTTAGTTTTGACGCTGCTGCCTATGTCGCTCGCTACATAGTTAAAAAGCGGACTGGCAAAGAAGCTTCATCTCACTATAAAGGTCGTATTCCTGAATTTATGGTCGTTTCTAATCGTCCCGGTTTAGGTGCTAAATGGCTCGAAAAACATGGCGAAGAATGCTATGCTAATGATTATGTTGTTATTAACGGTAAGAAGATGCGTCCTCCTCGTTATTATGATAAGAAATTTAATGAAACGCATCCTCACTGGATGGAGTTTATTCGTAATAACCGTATTGAGAAGATGTTTCATAACCTGGAGAACAATACTTTTGAGCGTTTGGTTGACCGTTGCCGCGTTCATGAAGGTAAGTATAAACATTTTCTTGGCAGAAAACTTGACAAGGTATTGTGACTGTGTTATCATTAGGTCAGAAATGAGGTGATATTTATTAGTGAATTTGAAGCTGTTAAAAATTTTCTTTGTGAGCGTGATATTTCTTTTAACTTTCTTTTTCGTGGTAGTAAATATGCCGCTTATCGTCTTAAGCCTGATGGTTTTAGGGTTATTCGTCTTGATAAGGATTATTTTGTTGTATCATCTACGATTTATCTTATGATTCGTAGGTATCTAATTGCGTTTAGAAAAGGAGATGGTTCCGCTGAGACTTTATTCCATTTATGATTCTAAGGCTGAACAGTTCAGTCCTCCACAGGTTTACCATAATGATATGCTTGCTCTGCGAGCTTTTGAAGGTATAGTTAACGATGATAAAATGCTTATTAAAAAGTATCCTGAAGATTTTAGTCTTTATTATGTCGGTAACCTTGGCGATATTAATGGCCGTTATTATGTTGAACATTATGACGAAACCTGCGTTCCTGTATTGGTTGGTAAAGCCGTAGATTATGTTTTGGATATTGACAGTAATCCTACTAAATGATAATCTAATAAAGAGCGTATCAGAAAAAGGACGATCTCGAAAGAGATCGCTCTTTTTTTGTACGCCACGCCCGCCGCGTCTAGGCGCCCGCGAAAGGAGGTGAAACTATGAAATTTAAGACAGCTTATGATCCTGTAGAAGAACATGATCATTGTGGTATTGTATTTACTATGCCCTCTCTTACCGTTCAGGACGAGAAAGATGAAGCTGATATTAATTACATCGTAAATAAGTATGCAGACGGTCAGAAAGGTATTATGACTCTTGATCTCGGCGATATTTCGCAGTACGGTTACCTGCAGTTCGGAGATGCAACGCTCCCTGGCGACTACAGTACAGCGTTAGAGCTTGTGTCTGGAGTTCGTGAAGAATTCTACAGTTTGCCCGCTTACGTTCGAGCAAAGTTTGGTCACGATCCTATGAATTTTATCAACCGTTTGAATGATCCTGCAACGCTCGAATATCTCCAACAACAAGGTCTGTATGGTAGTAAATATACCTTTGATGAACTACAACAGTCCGTAAGTAATAAACAAACACAAGAAAAAAGTAACATTTTAGAACAAAATAATGAAGAAACACGAAAATAGGCGTCACCGAAGACAGTTACTTACTTGATGTAACTGTCGTAGGTGACGCAAAAATAATCTAAAACCTAAGAATAATTTGCTTTAGGTTAATTCTTAGGTTTGCACTTCGAAGAAGGTGAAATTTTGGCTCGAAAAAAAATAAGAGTTCGAGGACATCGCTTCAGCGATGCTCCTGCAATGTACATGAAAAGGACTAAATTCGATCGTTCCCATGTTTATAAGACAACTTTTAATTCAGGCAAGCTTATACCTGTATTTGTTGACGAGATTTTGCCTGGCGATACTACTCGTATGTCTGTTAATTACTTCGCTCGTTTGGCTACTCCTATTAAGCCTATCATGGATAATATTTATCTGGACTGGTTTTTCTTTTTTGTACCAAACCGCCTCGTTTGGGAACATTGGCAGAACTTCTGCTTTGAGCAGGAAGACCCTGATGATAGTACTGATTATGTCATCCCTACTGTTACTGCTACTGGTAATTCTGATAATGCTTATTTAGGCTCTCTTTGGGATTATTTCGGCTTGCCTGTAAATACGAGTGGTAGCTTGTCTGGTATTAGTGCGCTTCCATTTCGTGGCGTTTATCTTATTTACAACGAATGGTTTAGAGATGAAAACCTTCAGAAATCTGTTAAGATTCAGAAAGGTGACGCTAATGAGGTGCTAAATTCTACTCGAGCTTCTGAACAACCTACTTGGGTATTTACGAATGATACTAATATCGTCCCTGGATTAGCTTGTCCGCCTCGTGGTAAACGTCATGATTACTTTACTTCTTCTCTGCCTTGGACACAGAAGGGACCCGGTGTATCTATAGGCCTTGCCGGTACCGCTACTTTAGTTGATCCTGCGCCTGTTTCAGGCTATTTTGTTCAGCAATCTGATAATAATTTAGGTGCTGCTCAGTTTTCTGAAGATGGCGGCGTTCATAGTGTTTATACTGGAAGCGGTACTTTAGGTTATCAAGGTGGTTATAGTGTTTCTATAGCTGGTCACTCTGTTAACGGTTCTGGTTCTTCTACTGTTACTGCTCAACCTGGTTCTTCTTGGCTTTCTAAGGATTCTTATGCTGATCTTGATAGTTCAAGTATATTTACCATTAATAGTCTTCGTACTGCCTTCCAAATGCAAAAGTTCTACGAACGTCTTGCTCGTGGTGGTAGTCGGTATACAGAAGTTCTTCGCTCTTTCTTTGGCGTAGTTTCTCCGGACGCTCGTCTTCAGCGCCCTGAGTTCCTCGGTTCTTTCACTAAAATGATTAACATCAATCCAATAGCTCAAACTTCTGCAACCGACGACACCTCTCCTCAAGGCAATCTCTCTGCTTATGGTGTTACTGCCGCTAAGTTCCATGGTTTTACTAAGTCTTTTGTCGAACATGGTTATATTTTCGGCTTTGTATGCGCTCGTGCCGATCTTACTTATCAGCAAGGTATTAACAAGATGTGGCTTCGCTCTACGGTTTATGATTTTTACTGGCCTACATTTGCTCATCTTGGTGAACAGGCTATTGAACTTCGTGAGATCTATGCTCAAGGTTCTGAAGCTGATACTAATGTTTTTGGTTATCAGGAACGTTATGCCGAATATCGCTATAAACCTTCGCAGATTACTGGTAAATTCCGTAGTTCTGTAATTGGTGGCTCTTTAGATAAGTGGCATCTTTCCCAGTTCTTTATTAATGCTCCTACCCTGAATGAGGAGTTTATAATTGAAAAACCGCCTATTAATCGCATTTTAGCTGTGACTAGTGAACCTGAATTCCTTCTTGATATAGGTTTCCGCTATACCACTGTGCGTCCTATGCCTATGTTTGGCACACCTGGTCTTGTTGATCACTTCTAAAAGGGGCTGGTTTTATGTCATGGCTTTCTAATACTTTTGGTAGTATCGCTGGTTCTGTACTTGGTTCCGCTGTTCAGAATCATTACAATTCCGCTAATGCCGCACAGGCTAACGCGTGGAATGTCGAAAATTATAAGCACCGTTATCAATGGGCTGTAGAAGATATGCGCAAAGCTGGTCTTAACCCTATTCTTGCCGCAAC